CCTCGATAGGCTTACCGCCAAACTGCATCGATCTCATAGAAGGAAGAACCTTTCGATCGTAGACAAACCTGTACGCCTCTTCGATCTCTTCCTTCAACTCTGGGTGCTTCTTGACGTGCATGGCAACGTTTCTTTCAACGATCTCCTCAAAAGTCTCGCGTCGAAACTTTTCAGAATCATAGCGTGCATACTTCATATGAACTGTTACGTCAGATAGAATCTTTGACGCGATTTCCATTACTCTTCTCCGTTTGCTAGTTTGTTGGTAACTTCCCGCCACTTTTTACGAAGCAGGTTCTTTTCTGCATTGCTATCTTGATTCACAGCTTCATTTAGCGTCAGTTCAGACTCGTCTAGCAGTGTGATTCTCGATTGCGCTGTATTGATGTTCATCGGGAACAGGATTCCGTCACGGCCAGCTCTGTTCTTCGCGATGTATAGACGACCATGCCCAGTCGACTTTTCCATGGCCTTTCTACTCAGTGACACAACAACGTCTGCAACCATTGCCTTTCCGTAGGCTTCAGACATGTTTTCAAGGCCAACGATATCGCTATTTGCGGAATCCCTGTTTGCTTGACTCGCAGTCCAGATGGGAACGTTCATTTCCATTGCGAGGTTACGAAGCTCTTCGTAGACTAACTTGAGCTCATGCCTTAGCGAGTCGTAAGACTTGGTAGACTTCATGATGTCGGCATAATCAATCACAATGAGGCTTGGCTTAAATCCTTTTAGAGAAAGCTTCTCAACGTGATTCCTAATCGTGATGACGCTAGCGGACCCTGTTGGATATTCCTTGATGATCAGTCGGCCTAGCTCTTCATTCTCGTAGAAATCGAGAACTCTCTTCTTTGAGGCAATCAAATCATTGACATCAATTCCGGTTAGGTTTGCATCATACCGACGTCCAACTGCTGTCTCGGTCAACTCAAACGTGTAGTGAAGCACATTCTTGCCGTGCCTAAGAGCGTTCGCTCCCATGGCAACAAGGTAGTGAGACTTTCCAACTCCGGTATTTGCAGTAACGACACCGATCTCACCTCGACCGAGGCCGCCGTCAAAGATGTCTGGAGCATCGAGCTTTTTAAGTCCGGTTGGGCAAGGAATACGGTGTGCCTTTACAAAGCGAGCCTCAATGTCCTCAAAGAAATCATGGCCGATAGAATGCGGCATACCTACCGCAACGGCATCCTTCATCAGTTCGATGACGCTGTCGAAACGATCTGTTTGGATCAGTTCAACGGCCTTGTGCAAAGCATCCTTGAAAGCTTGACGCTTGCAAAAATCTAGAGTCTTGTCCTTGACGTAACCGATATCTCCCGGATGGGGATTCGACTTGAGACGATGAAGGAACTCAACAATCTGATCTCTCAGAATTACATCGTTTCCCTCGCTAAGGTCTTCCTTGATGATCGTGATGAGAAGCTGAAGCGTAGGAAACGCCTTGTACTGGGAATAGTACTTGAAGTACAACTTCGTCAGATAGTTCAGATAATTGAGATCAAAGAACTCCGGAAGCATGACCTCGTACATCTGCGAAGCCCATTCTCTATCCATGAGAAGACCCTGGAAGATCTTTTCTTGAAATGGTTTTCCGTAGTGTGAGAAGCACGAATTGTGCCCGTGTAGTTCTACCTTTTCTGCCTGCATTTTTACCGCCTATTGAGAATGTTCATGGACAAGAATAACCGCGAAGGGTCATAGTTTACCAAACCAAATTTTTTAAGACAGCTCAAGAATGCAATTTTGTTGTATGACTTCTCATAGATCTCTAAGCTTCCTTCAATTTTCTGTATTTGATCGCCTGCCAAGTTTGAAACGTCGAGATGCATGAGTTTGAAGTTGCGCCTGATGAGATCTTTATTTTCCAGAATGCTCGCATAGATTTGCAGCTTCGACGTCTTTGCTCGTTCTTGGCACTCTATAAATAAATCGTCCAAGCTAACATTCTCAACTGACCGCAAAATCTCGACTCGGTTTGACAAACTTTTTAGACCAACCCTTTTCACACCACCAATGTTATCACTAGAATCTCCGACGCAAGCTCTTACAACCGACATGTTTGACGGAAGCGAATGCATCTTTTCTAGAACGTCAGATTTACCAATTATTTTTCTTTGGTTTGGAGACCAAACCGTGACTCGGTCATCAATCAGCTGGTAAAAGTCTTTGTCTGATGACACGATGATAACCTCGGAGTCCTTGAACTTGTATCTCGCGAGGTAACCAATTACATCATCTGCCTCACAGTCCTTTATGTAGTGTTGCGCAACCGGTAGATGCCTCAAACACTTCGTAAGAAAAGCGACTTGACCGACCTTGTTTTGATGTGAATCTGGAATTTCATCATCGTAATAGCGGTTCATCTTCTGAGGTTTCTTGCCCTTCTTGTAATCTGGAAAGATAGCTCGACGCCTAAGGCTACCGCCACCCTCCCAAACAACATGAATTTCTTTGGGTGAAAACTTCTCAGAAAGGCTCGCCATCATTCTAACGAATCCTACAACGCCTCCCGCAGGATCCCCGTTGTTCGTCATCGAAGGATTCGCTATGTAGTGCCGAATGAAACAGTTCATCCCATCAATCAGTAGGATCATGCTTACTCCGGCGAAACAAAGTCATCCTCAAGTTCCATCGAAATAGCTCTAACTTCTTCATACGATTCAGTGTCAATGTCAATCTCTGCTCGTCGAACAAACGCATTTTCGATAAGAGCATCGATGTAAGGCTTGTACTCTGGATTTTTGATGATCTCGCCGAAGTCAGACTTGTAAAACTTCTTGCTAACAATGTCCTTACCGGTTTCAGAATCCTTCACAGTGAAGTGCTTCCAGGACCCCGTTCCAGAAACATCAATCTCCTTTCCGTCTTTCACGACCGGATCAAAACGACGAAGCTCATCAAACAGCTCTTCATGCTCGAAGATACCCTTGCCAAAGTGAATCTGAAACTTGACTGTCCTGAACGGAGGGGCAACCTTGTTTTTGATTGTCTTCGCCGATACATTGATGCCAATTACTTCCTTGTCCTTGTTCTCGATCGGTCGACCTGCGCCCAGCTTGATTCGAACCGAGGAATGGAACGGGATGGCCTTTCCACCTGGAGTTGTGGTTGGGTCACCGTACATGACACCGATCTTCGTTCGGATCTGGTTGAGGCAGACAAACAGAACCTTTTGATTAGCGATGATTCCGTTAATCTTTCTCATGCCCTTGGAGATTGCTCGAGCCTGAAGTCCGATGCTATCCTTGTCATAATCGCCTACCAACTCTGCCTTCGGAGATGACGCAGCCACAGAATCCCAGATAATCGTAATCGGAACGTCTTTCCCCATTGCGCGGGCCTTCATAATCGTTGCCTCGGCAATGCTCAGAACCTCCTCAGTACAGTGCGTGTCAACATAGACGAATCGTTGCTTGATATTCACGCCTAGAAGGGAAAGGTTCTCAACGGAGGTTGCATTCTCCGTGTCGATGTATACGACGATGCCGCCTGCCTTCTGGGTGCTTACGGCTAGCTGGATTGCGATATGAGACTTTCCAATTGATGGCGGACCAAAAATTTCAACAATCCTTCCCTCTGGAAGACCTCCGTCTAATCGGTTTGCAATAATTGCATCAAGCTGTCGTGAGCCTGTGCTGATCCATCGATTCACGTGAGTAGGCGAATCATCGTATGCCAAGTTGTATGCAACCTTAGATCCGCAGTCCTTGTTGAGCTGAGAGATCAGGTCTGCCGTAAAGTCGTCTTCTTGCTTCTTCTTCTTTGCCACAAAAACCTCCACAGAAAAAAATACAGCGCCCGAAGGCGCTGTTCAATGACTATCAATCGATTTCAGTTAGAAATTCTGAAGATCGTTGAATGCGTCATCGAGATCCTTGTACTTCTTGCCTGAGGACCCTGAATCCTTTGGCGGTGGAGGAGAAGCCTCGCTAGTACTTGTCTGAGCTGCTCGAGCCGTGTCCTCGTCCGGAGCGCCGGCATCTAGCCACTCGTTGATAATCTTCTCCAGCTCCTCGTACGACTTGCAGCTGAACATGTCATCTAGACTTGGAAGATTATCCATCCACTGCTTGATCTGCGACTTATCCTCGGAGAGAGGGGTCGACCGAGGTCGAGCACGAACACTAGTGTTTGCCCACTTGCGACCAGGCTGCTTTGTGCACTCCACCTTGATATCGAATCCCTCGAGTGGATCGGTGATGTCGCCAAAGTCTTCATCGAGCATGATGTTCAGAAGATCTTGATAGACCGTCTTTCCGAAAGACCAGATTCGAGGACCCTTGTCTTCCTCGCCTCGGACAACAACGTACGCGTAGCTTCGCATCTTGGGATAGAGCTTCTTAGCTAGCTCGTAGGACTCCTTAGAACCGTCATCCCGAAGCTTGTTGATAAGCTCCTGGAAGGGATCAGGATCGCCGAACTGATGTGGAGTTAGAAGTCCACGATTCGCACCGATTCCGTAATAGAACCAACGCTCAGCGAAGGGTTGTCCGTCGTTGTCTGGGAAGGAAATGAGACGGACGGTCGAAGTCTCACCTTCCTGTGGTCGCCACATGACGTTGCGACGAGAATTATTGCCACTCAGCTGGCCGAGCTTACGGCGCAGCGCATCAAAGTCAATAGCCATTCAAACCTCCAAATTGGTAACTTGCTATCGTGTTTTCAGTGAGTGTTTCCACTCACCAAACTGTATGTCAAATGTAGTAAATTTTCAAATGTTTATTTGTGTTATGGAAACAAGATGCTAGGGTTCAGAATCCTCGTCGCTGCTCCGGAAGCGAAGCGTCGGTGACATTCCCCTGGCCGTACGGAACTCGATGTATCCTTCAACTTCGTCCCTCAAAGAATCCAACGCGTCGATGATGGGGCCTGGAGCCCTGCTCAAATACGAGGAGACGTAACTATCCAGCGCGCTGTTGAGACGATCAACCGCAGTAGTGCTAGGCGCTTCATCTAGGCGAGCCTTCTCTTCCTTGATAATTCTTCTGAGTTGGCGCTTTGTAATTTTCATCTTTAGTTCATGGAATAAGGGTTGATGCCGAAGTTTCGAAGAGCTTCGGTGAGATCTGAAACGAACATGTAAACGTTGCCAGTTGGTCCAAGCTTCTCTGCCGTTGAAACCGCGTCCTCGATCATGTTAGCAAGTTCGCGCAGTCTCTTCATGTCTTCTGGATCGACCGGGCGATCTGGAGGTCCTGCATATTCCTTGATGATTCTTCTAAGCTGTTTCTTCGTGATTTTCATTTTAATCTCCATCGATGATTCTGGACATTCTGTCGTTGGCCACGTCATCCATGATCTCTTGCAGAATGTCTACAAGAAACTCCCTGGTTGCCCCCTCTTCCAGAAGCATTAGAAGAGCTTTCTCTATGTCTCTCATTGCATCGTGTATGGCGGCAGGGGAAACGTAATTTTCCTGAAGCTTCCTCCTTTCCTCAAGCACGATTCTCTTCAGCTGTCTCTTTGTGATCTTCATTAACTTCCTCGCTTCCTACGTGGCTTTTTGCGATTAGGATAGTTGGGACCGGTTCCCAATGGTGTCGTCACACCGGCAACGCCGCCGGCGGAGACTTCATCCTTTTCTTCACCTTCCTGCTCGTCATCCTCATCGATCACTGCTGATTCAAGAACGCGACGAACAAAAGATCTGATTTTTCGCTCTGACATCCGATCACCTAACGCTTGTATAACTATTAGGCTCGTTTCGAAACGATGTGCTTTGCGTGCTGAATCAGCGTAGCAATGTTGGGTTCACTGTGAACGTACCAGCGGTTTTCCTCGAAGTGGAAGCCACCTGCTAGCTGGATTGCCAGCCACTCATCCCTCGTGAGCTTGACGCCAAAGTGCTGAAGGAGAAACTGCGTTCGATGAGGAACGGCCATCTTCTGAACTCCTTCAGCATCGTTGAACTTGTAATGAGCCCCGTGCTTATCTCTGTACCAGCCGTTATCCTGAGGAAGCAACCAATCGTGCTCTAGATCACCAATCTTTCCAAGATCGTGGAGAAGAGCAACCTTCACAATTGATCGCTTCAGATCTGGATTGAGATCGTAAGCTTCAATGAGCTTGATCGCAGTTTTTGCAATCTGAAGTGAGGTGTGAATCATGCCTCCGGGTTCACATCCCGGTTCATGAACGAACCTCGTGTTTGGCGTCATGATAATCCTCTCGCCCAGCTGCTCAAACAGAGACTCAACCGGTGCGGGATCCTCAAATGTCGACTTCACAAGCGAGCTGTACTGAGCCCACAGACTTTCAATATCCATCTAGCCCTCCGGCTAAATGTTACTCGCTTTTTTCTGTTTGTTCAGGCTTTGCAGCTGTCTGTGCTCGTCCGACCCACCTTGCCTTTCCGCCCTTCGTGGGATAGATAATGACGCCTCGCCCGCCGGTTTCGTGCTGAACCCTGATGTCTTCGAGCTGTCTGATAAACCCACCTTCGAAAGCCGCAATCAGAAAAATTGCAAGGTACTGCGTCATTGACTTAATGTCGATGTTTCCGATCGGAACAAAGAAACCTTTTCTGCCCTTATCGTCGGAGATTGCAAACGGCGTTCCAAATGCATCGCTGAACGCCTGCTCTCTCCTGGCTTTTGCGATCAAGTCCGCTGAAGCTTCAATTGCAGTTCCCTTTTTAGAAGGACCGGAAATGCCCAAGCTTCTAAAAATCTCATTCGGCTGCTTGAGCTTTAGATCATCTCTAGGACGCCCACGATACGAGGCAACGATATCATTCCCAACACCCGTCCTCTTTTCAACTAATAGCTCAATTGCATTCACCGAACTTCTCCACTTTAACTTCTAGATTTGCAGGCTTGCCAAGCAAATCAATCGTTATCCCATCATTAAGTATGTGTTTGAGAAACTTGCTGTAACCTTCGGGAACATCACAAACAAGCTCATCGTGAATCATGAACAGAGGAACGGCTTCCGAACAGCCCATGTCGTATATTTTCGAGAACCCGAGAACAGCAGCATCAACCGCAGTGCTTTGAACGTATGCGTTGAACTTCTTGTGATCGCTATCAGGATAGATCGGCCGGCCGTAAGCATTGTACTTTGCGTCTAGCTTTTCGATCTCGTCAATTCCAAATATCGTCCTCAGCTGCTTCTGCTGATCGTTTGTAATTTTCCCGTACTTTCTACCGGCGGCATGGATCGACATTCCGTAAATGATTGACAACGTCATGATTTTTGCTGTCGACCGGCCCAGCTTTCCACCGAAGATCGAGTTATCAATCCAGGAGTAAACATCTCCCTTTGGACTGTGGCCCTGAAGAGCCAATGCAATTCTAGGCTCAAGACTTGAATAGTCAATCGAAACAATCTCGCCGTTAGTGAAGCGGGACTTTACGATGCTTCGGTGCTCTCTCTTGAGAGTTAGAATCTTTGGACCGGATTTCACCTTCATTCGACCGGTCGAGCTTTCGGTAGTGTTGTACACGACCTTTTCTGCAATGCCTGAGCTAGACTTGAAGCTTCTGAGATTTGTTAGCTGCGTTCCGTCTTCTTCGAGCCTCATTGCCCTTTCTAGCCGATTAGCATCGATGTGAGCGCCCTGAAGGCTTTTCAGGAACCTCTGATTATTGAGATACGTTTTTTCATAGCCTGATTTTTGGAGTTCTTCCATGATCCCAGAACAGCCGCTGATCAAATCTTCTATGGTCTTCCTGTAGACTTTTGCATCGATCGCCTTTGACCAACCAATCTCTTTTGGCTGGATACCTAGAGATGCAAAGAACTTTGCCTGAGGCAGTGACATAAACGTTGTGATTTCGGTTCTGAATAGTTCGGCAAGGCTCTCTATGTTTCTGCTGCTTTCCTTGCAGCCGAGCGCCCACTTGTCTTCGGGAATGGTCCCTGTCCAACCGAAGCCGTCGTCTCGAACATTCATGTGAGCGTCGGTTCCGATAACTGAATTGTCGATGTAGTACTGCATGCAAAATCTTAACGCTGCATGCACTGTTTTACAGGCTAGTCTTCGTTGATCTCTTGCAGGGTCGACTGAATGGCCTGAACCTGTGTGATCGCCGATCGGAACTTCTCGAACCCGTCGACCTGCGTGAACTTTGCGTTTGTCCTGAATTCGCCTGGCGAGAAGCTGTGGTCGATTCCAGTGCAGACGTAGAAGTTGTCAACGTTGGTGTTTGTGCCGAAGTCGAAGAACACCTCTGTTCCGTATGAGATCAGCGGCATCCCAAACATCGTGACATTGAGCTGCGTTGGCTGAACAAATGTTGGAAATCCTTGGTCATCGTTACCCGTTGCCGAACCCTTCGAGGAAGCGTTGTTTGCAATCCGGATCGATGCCAATGCCGGATCGTTCATGCTGGAAAGCTGCGCGTTGATGACAGGGTTTCCGGTCGAGCCGATCAGGCAGCTAGGTGCGGTTCTCTTGAGAGCTTCCTTGAGTGCCCTTGCGGAAACGCGCGGCTTGATGAGATTTTCGGTCGGAGCCTGAGTTCCCTCTGATGTTTCTGCCGCGCGCGGTAATTCAATCGCACCCGATGCATCAAGGTTTGCGAGAACCTTGGCAAACCTTTCGTTGTGACCGGCGATCGATCCTTGTTCCTCGAATCCGTTATCAAGTTCGTTCTGCTCGGTTGAGGTTGTTTGTGATATTCCAAAGTTCTGTCGAGCGAGAGAGTTGTAGATCATTGCCTGCGACTCTGATGTCGTTGCCGATTTGTCGAACATGAATATGCGAAGGATTGTTTTTTCCTCATCCACAGAGTCCGCTGCTTCAGAGCCACCGAAGGTGATTCCAGGAACAGCTTCCATGACCATTTGCAACTGAGGTTTCCGGAACTCGATCGAAGAATTTTCTGGGTAAGCTTCCTTTAGTGATTGTGTCTTTGCGTCTGCAAGCGCTGACGGGTTTTCGTATTTTGACTTCAGCTCTACGCTTCCGGAGACGAGATTATAGAACTTATTTAGACGATAGACCTTGCTTGTGAACTCGTCTTGAATGAATTCACGATTTATGAAATCGATGAACTGCCTGATCGTGCAGTCCTTTAGCGGAAACTCATCATCGAACTTGCTCTCAAAATCGCTAACCTTGATTGGAAACTGAGCAATGTTGTGGTGCCTAACGTGCCCAGCCAGCCTGTTGAACGAATAAAATATGAACTGCACCTCATCAAATTTACCGGATGCTGCCAGAGGCGCACCAACAAAGTTCATCAGCAGCTTACCCAACGAGCAGTGTGATCTGTTCATCTCGCCACGTCTGATGGAGAAATCATTGCCATAATCTGCTGTCGTCATTGCTTGGGAAGGGAATCGAGAAGCAAACGGATCTTTAACATCACGTAAGAGTCCGATTTTTTTTCTAAAGGTACTGGAAGATGAATCTATGATTTCACCTCTCTGACCGTCATCGCCTTTCGTCCCGAACAATTGTTCCAACAGCGCCTGAAGTTCGGATCCCTTGTTTGCTCTGTTTTTTATGAACTCCTGGATTACGACTCGATCCTCGTCGCTGATTCTTAGAACCGAGCTAGTGCTTGACGATGCGGGAATGATTGTTTTTCCGACAACATCCGAGAGCTTCGTGTTCGCACCCCTAATTCTTGACAATTCTTCCTGAAGCCTCTCGACCGTGCCGTCCAGCTGCTCGAGCAAGTTTGAGGACGTGGTCGTATCATTCACGTTTGCGGTGAATGAGTCCGAAGCGCCTCGCATCGCAAGTTCTAGGTTTATGTCGACCTGGCCGTCGTCAGTGAACGAAAAGCTCGAGTTGATGATTCCGTACTTTTCTTTTACGCGAAGAGAGTTTAGGAACTCACCCATGGGATTCGTTCCTGGATCGTTGATTGCTGGATGTGACCAGCCGTACTCAACCCTTAGTTCTGTTTTTCCGTACATGTCAGGCTGGACAAGCGGCTCGATCTGCCCAAGGCGAGATCGATCATGAAGTGTGAGGGACATCTTTGCCTTCTTGAACCCCTGAAGACCGAAAGAAGGCGTGACATTAACGTCGAACGATTTGATTGTCATGAACGGCCTGAAACGGTCCAGGATCGCAGGACCTCCTTGCCCGGTTTCGTCAACCTCGAAGTATTCGTTGTCGGCGTTTACTAGCGTCTGCGGTGAGGTAAACAGCTCCATTCCGGAAACCGTGAACTGCTCATCTTCATCGGCACCGCCTGGTGGCTTGAATCCCTCCGGCTTCGCTGTTGCAATCTTCATGTCGATGTCTGGATCTAGCGACTCACCGCTTGACAGGAACAGCGACTGGCTCATTGTAATCGGTCTGCCCTCACCATCTGTTGGAAATCTAGATGACACGATCATGAGGTCGAAGAACGGAACACACCTTGACCATTCGATGTTCGGGATTCCGTTGAAAAAAACATCGAGAATCTCGTTGCTTCTTCCGGAAAAACTGAGATCCACAGGAAACACCTGGATTGCGGACACGCTCGTCTTGTCCTTCGATGGAAGGTCGTTGCCTCCTGCCTCAAAGCCAAGAACGCAATCGGAAGGCTTTACTGCCGTTCCAAAGTCACCTGCATCAGTTTCTGTTGTGATTGCAATAATCTTTCTTGCGTCCTCGACATCGGTCGGATCGATAGATTTTAGAAGTTCCGCAAGCTGCTGAGCTGTTACTCCGCCAAGTTCACTCCGAGTAATCTTCGGCAGAATATCTTTGTGCAAGGTGCTTCTAACTCTATCGAGAAGCAATTTTCCTTCGGAAACCTTGAATGCCTGGCCATCGACCTCACTTCTTCCGCCGAAGTAAGCTGCCAGCTCTTGTAGCGCAGCAAGGGTTGTACCATTAGAATCAACGGCCATCTCAACCCACCAGCGCTCGAACTTGTGCCAGTGAAGACGGTATTTTCAGAACTGTTCCGCCCGGGGCTTGCAACGCCCATCCAACGCCGCTGCACGCAGCAATGACCCACCAGAGTCTAGCATCCCCGTAGAGTTCTCCGGCAATCGTATCCAATCGTTCGCCTTCCTTAAGGATGCGAGTGCTCACGCCTAGAGTTCCGTCACGAACGGCTTTGGACAGAATCCTTGAAGCCTTTGGCGTTCCGATCATTGTGCCGGTGCGGATCTTGCTGTCATTCGCGTAACGCCTAATCATGATTCATCCTCGCCAGTGTAAGGATCTCCGCCTCGCAGCAACCTAGAAGTATTTCCAACACCGTAAATTGGCGATCGGTTAATTCCGTTATGATCGATTCCAGGGGTGATGTCGTGGACAGGCGAGAATCCGACAGTGATTGTGCAATACTTGGGAGCCCTTGACCCTTTGTCGAGAGTCCAGGTATCTCCCCACTTAATATCGAGGTTTGTAATCATCCCTGCCAAACCTCGACCACGAGTGGATTCGAAACTACGGACAATTGCATTCTTTTCAGGCGAGAAGAATTCGTTGTCGAATATTTGGGCCTGTTCCTCTACTTCTTGCAGAAGCTCTCTTCTTGCGAGGTTGTTCAAATATACTGGATCGAGAAAACCATTCGTTCTGAATTTTCCATGACTGACCCTGATTGTTCGATCAACCGTGAAATCATTTCCAACAACAGACTGTAATTCTTTGTGCGATTCCTCAGAAAGGGTTGCGGAATAAATCGGGTCATTGAAAATGATTTCTGGGTCGCTGGATGGGATCACTCCAGACGAAACTAGCAATACGTCGTTTGGAGACTCCCCAGAAGGATCACTTTTGTAGTACTCGTAACCTACTATCGGACCGATTGTCACAGTTACAGCCGACCCTGGAACAACTGGAACGTTCCTTTCCGGTGGGGCTGATGGATTTGCACCAGTACGGTAAAGCGCAATGTGTGGCAGGCCTGCAAAAACGACCTCGTCACCAATTTTGAGACCGGTCGGTGATCCTATCGGAGAAGTTGGTGTTTCGTATTTTGCATCTTCAATCTCTTTTTCCTTCTGAGCCACCGATCGCTTATTCGCATCACTTTCTAAATCGGTCTCACCGGCGGATGGCGGAACAAATGTTTCTTCGTCACCGAGGCCAAACAATCTCTGAATTGCAGCAGTTGTATAGTTCGAGGAAAGAATGTCGCCGAGTCTGATTCTGATTAACGGACTTGAAGTCTGAACTTGTGAAAAAGGCTGAAGGAACTTTCCTCCACTTTCGATTTGAAGCTGCTTTCCTCTGGAAAACTGAGGATAGACCATTGTCGTGAGCTTGTTAATTTTCGTGTACATCGAATTATGATCAGCTGAATTCAGGGATGCGACAACAAACTCAAGCGAGATTGATCTTGTAGTGCCGCCGTAGATTAGTACCGGTTCGATTCTGCCAATTCCTGTTTGAGAATTTACCGTTGGAGAATACGAGTCAGAGATATTCGATAGAAACGCATTGAACGAAATTATTTCATTTGTTCTAAGGTCGTGAAAGTAGAAAGGCATGTACTCAGCATCGAGGTTATCTTCAATTTGCCTTACTTGTTCGGCATCAATCCTTGATATTCCGTCGTTAAGCTCTACGAACTCGTCGTTTCCTTGGGATGGCGCCCTGAAGCTTGTGGGAATTTTTGCAGGAAGAATGTACACACTTTTTGGCTGGTTAGAAGCCCATGCAAGACTTTTTTCCGTTGGACTTATTCTGTTTGCCGCACCCCTGAATCCAGGAAGAATCGTCGGATCAATTCCGTCAAGCTTCTTGTTGTTCTTCTTTGCCAGAATCTTATCACCGATGATCATCATCACAACCACAAAGCGATAGAATGGTGACCTAAGCAGCGAATCTATGACGATTCCAACCCCATTCAGGTCGGAGACAAGTCCGCCAGAAAAAGGTCCATCCGGATCCGAAAACATTCCCATGAAATCGACAACGTCTCGAGCAACAGTTCTCTGAACTGAGGTGACAAAACCCGCTCCGCCCCACAGCGAGGCCGCTTGAAACCATCCAAGGCCTAAGGCAACGTTGACTATTAGCGACGGCCCGTTCTCCAAGTAAGGAATTCCTAGTATACTTCTAAAACTTGGCGGAAAACCCAAGGGCGAAGTGTCGCGCACCGACTCTTTGGATTTTCCAAGCGGCAAAACATTGGAACCAGGATCTAAATCCTTGGCACCGATGTCAAAGCCCAGAACGAGAAGCTGGAGAAGAACGCCGACCGCTGCTGTCGACGCAGCGATTGTAACGAACTGAGGAACTAGAAGAGCGATGGGGGAAGGTGAGAAAGCGCCAAACGGAGCAAATTGTTCGAGGTGGCTGTACGTCTGGCCAAACGATGTTCCAGGCTTTCTGAATCCACCCGGACCAGCCTTCTCGTTTAGCTCGGGATCGTTGACAAAGTACTCGGCAGCGTTTCTCTTTGCAATCTTTTCGTTGTTTGGACCCTGATAGGCGTTTGCGGCGTACATGTCGCCGGTGTCGACCTTCTTGTTTCCGACGCGCACGGTTGCTAGCTGGACTCCTTCACCACCAGTTGTGGTCAGAATGTTCCCGGAGTCAAACTCATCCGGATTGTCATCGGACTGGAGTCTTCCTGTTGCCTTTAGCAAAAGAGAGTAAGCAATTCGCTGCATGTCCTCAAGACTGTAATCCGAAGCTCCGCTCTCTCCTTCCGGAACATACTCTCCAAAAAGCTTCTGAACTCTCTGATCTTTTGACACGCCTCTGTTGTTGATGTACGGAGTGTTGCCACCGGGATGGAATCGGTTGTTCTTCAGAACCTCTGAGACCTTTTCTTCGATCTCTGTTTCCTGGCCTTCACCGGTGATTGCTGCAAGCTTCTCGCCGTGCTTTGCTTGGCGGAGCTCCTTGTCAAATATGTCAACCAGAGGGTTTCTTCCCCCACCGTAGTCTCCCTGATCGAGGGACTCAAAGTAAGCCTTGGCATCCTCGGCAACTTCCTTGATGAAAGAATCAGAAAGCGTGCTAGTTGCGGAAATCATTCCAGGCGTTCGTTCGGTTACCTCCTGGAAAGATGCCGGCTCGACAACATCAGGTTCGATCTGATACGAGTTCTTGGTAGGCTGCGTCTTCGTGAGCTCTGAGATAAAGCTACCGAGAGTTCTCTTCAACTCTGGCTTGAGGTCATCGCCCTCGTTGAAGTCGCCGCTACCATTCGTATCGTCGATTAGATAGTTGTCAGGTGGATCTGTCGGCATTTCCGCGCTTCCTTGAATTCATGATTGCTTCCAAAAGAGCGTCTCTGTCATCTTTTGTCTTAACGTTCTCCCGGATGCTCTTCAGGAATGGCTCGTACTTTTCGCAAACATCCTTTGCGTATGCCATGATGGCTTCCTTCTGATCTTCGGATTCGCATGCATCGATCAGGCCGCCTAGCATGTTATTTTCCATCATGTAGTCATAAACTTTCATCACACATTCACTCCGCCGCCGGATCTCACTAACCTAAACTCATCGCTGACGATGCTTCGATCAGAAAGAGCTTCGGCGAGCTTGTCCGCCACAAGGTTGACATTGAGACCGATCTGAAACTGGATCTTCTCTCTGTCGATTGTAATGGCAGAATCGCCAGTTGAAAGACCTTTCTTGAAATCGTTCATTACGACGGTAGCATCTTCCCTGCTTGAACCGAGCTTCCTCATGTTTTCTGTAACGGCGTTCGTGTCTTCAATTGCTGCATCGGTCAACGCAATTGCTTCTGCGGCAGATTCCGACGCTGCTATGGCAGCAGTTTTATCGATGCCCCTGATTTTATCGATGTCAATGAGTTTCTGGCTTCTCATAAACCCAAAAGATTGGGCCATGGAGATTACGGAATTTACAAGTCCGGCGAGCTGCGCCAGCATTTCTTTTAGAATGCCCTTGAGAAGGCCCTTAACGGCGCTACCAATTCCAGCCATAATGTTGATTACAAACGAACCCAAGCCATCTAGCAATCCTCTCATACCTCCGGCGCTCTTTAGACCCTTTCCTAAAAGGGTTACTGCCCCAAAAATCAAGTTAGGAATTCCAAACACCATTTTGCCAAAAATATTTACGAGAGTTTGGCCAAGTCCTTCACCGAAGCTCTCCGCTCCGCCCTGGGCCTTGTTGTAAGAATCTGTGTTCAGGCTGAAAGCGTTCGAGAAGAACGTTCCGACACCAGAGAACATTTTTCTGATT